TTTGTCGAAGATTGCGAAGTTGTATCGGGATGCGGTGGAGATTCCCGAGACGGGTTCTGTTTATCGGGTGTTGTCTGCTGAAGCGGGAGCCGCCGAAGGATTGAACAGCACCGCCGTTTGGATGGACGAATTGCATGCGCAGCCAAATCGCAAAATGTGGGATGTGATGCAGTTAAGTATGGCCTCCAGGGGAGACCGTAGCCATGCCGTGGCGATTACGACAGCCGGCGTGCGGACAGATTCCACGGGGCGCGATTCTGTTTGTTATGACCTGTATCAGTACGGGCAGAAGGTGGCACGCGGCGAAATAGAGGATGAGTCGTTCTGGATGGCCTGGTGGGAAGCGTCGGAGGAAATGGACCATCGTGACCCGGAAACCTGGAAAATGTCGAATCCTGGTTTTGGTGATTTGAATGCGGTGGATGATTTTGAGGCCGCGGTTCGTCGTACACCTGAGCCGGAGTTTCGTACAAAACGAACGAACTTTTGGGCATCGTCTAACACTGCCTGGTTGCCTGCCGGTGCGTGGGAGGCGTGTGAGGGTGATAGCACGATATCGCCGGACGACGATATTATTCTCGGATTTGATGGTTCGTTCTCGGGGGATGCTTCTGTGGTGGTTGCGGCGACTATCCCGAAGTCGGAGGACGATCCGGTGCGGGTGAATCTGGTGAAGGCGTGGGAGAAAGACCCGACGATTCACGATGATAATTGGCGGGTGAATGTGGCTGAGGTTGAACAGGTAATTCTTGACTACTGTTCACAACATCCGAAGGTGCGGGAGGTGGCGTGTGACCCGTTCCGTTGGCAACGGTCTATGGAAGTGTTAGAGGAGAAGGGTGTCCCGATTGTGGAATATCCGTCTACGAGTGCCCGTCGTATGGTGCCCGCCTGCCAGAAAACGTTTGATGCGATAGTTGAGGACAGACTCGTACACGATGGAGACGGGCTGTTGGCACGCCATATAAGTAACGCGCAGACGAAAGTAGACAATATAGGTTTGCGTATTGTGAAGGACCAGAGGAACTCTCCGCGGAAGATTGACGGGGCGGTGGCAATGGTTATCGCAGTGGATAGGGCATTGACCGGTAGAATGGAGCCGGTAGTGCCACAATTTTTCGCATAGGGGTTACATGTCCACGATTGTTCAGGTGGCCGGTCTAGGTCTGATTGTTGCAGGTGTGGCGTTGTTGAGCATTCCCGCAGCGTTTATTACTGCCGGGGTTTTGACCGTTGTTGTCGGATTGGCGTTGAGTCGATAAATGTTAGAAAAGTTTTTCAGCCAAAGAGCGATTTCCTATCAAACCCTGTTTGCCTCCGGGGATGACTTCGCGGTAGGTAACCTGTCTGCGACGAACATTAACCAGGACACGGCGTTCCAGGTAAACGCGGTTTATTCGGCTATCAGTCTGATTGCGGACACGGTTTCGACGTTGCCGGTGGATGTGTTTACCCGCCGTGACGGTGCTCGTTTCCCGTTCCGACCCAAACCCGTGTGGGTGGACACGCCGGATGTGGATTTTCCGCGTGAAGCGTTCTACTCGCAGGTGATTACTTCATTGTTGTTGGATGGCAATGCGTTCATTCGTGTGTTCGCTAACCGGCAGGGCCAGGTTGTGAACTTGCAGACACTTAACCCGATGAAGGTGGAAGTGGAGCGCACTTCGCAGGGACGACTGCGGTTCATTGTTGAGGGTGAGGATCGTCCGCTCACTTCCGAGGACATTATTTTCATTCCTGACCTATTGCGTCCGGGGAAGATGCGGGGCGTGAACCGTGTCAAGGCGTTGCGCGAAAACCTGGGATTGTCTTTGGCTCTTGAATCGTTCGCGGCCACGTTCTTCGGTCAGGGCACGAACATGAACGGCTATATCGCGTATCCAGGCGACCTCACCGCCGAACAAGCGAAACAACTATCGGATTCGTTTGCTGCGAATCACAAAGGTTGGCGACGTGGCCACAAAACCGGTGTGCTGACTGGTGGGGCTGAGTTTAAGCCAGTGCAGTCTGATCCGGATAAGGCGCAGGCGTTAGAGGCCCGTAGGTTTGCCGTCGAGGATATTGCCCGTGCGTTTAACGTGCCACCGCACCTGTTGGGTGTGCCTGGGACGAACTCGTATGCGTCTGTCGAGCAGACGAACCTGGCGTGGGTGACTCACGGCCTTCGCCCGTTGGTGCAGAAAATCGAGGGTGCGATGACACCGTTGATGGCCCGCACGCCCGGTGGTGAAAATGCATTCTTGAAGTTCAACCTGGATGGTTTGCTCCGTGCTGATTTCCAAACCCGCATGTCTGGTTATTCCACTGGTTTGCAAGCAGGGTTCTTGACGATTAATGATGTGCGCCGTCGGGAGGATTTGCGTCCGATTGACGATGAGGCCGCAGATACTGTCCGGGTGCCGTTGGCGAATGTTGCCGTGGACGAGTCGCATGTTGTGGCGGAGAAGGAAAAGGTGTCTATGGCCGCTCAGTTGGTCGCTAACGGCTTCCAACCTGCTTCAGTATTGGAAGCACTGGGCTTGCCCGAAATCGCTCACACGGGGCTTCCGTCGGTGCAGGTGCAGGCTCCTGAGAATGTGCCTGACGAGGTGATTGAGGAGGAGCAGGCCGAATGAGCGTTTATCACAATAATGTGACTTTGGGCACTGCGGCGGTTGAGATTGTTCCTGCCTGGTCTACGCCCCAATATGTGATGTTGCACAACATGACGAAATCTTCTAACGCATATATTTTTGTGGGTGGAAGCGCGGTTTCGACTGCCAATTCTATTCACATTGATCCGGGTGACAATCTGGACTTTCAGTTGCCTCCCGGGGATTCGCTCTATGCCTTGAGCAATCCGTCTGGTTTGGAAGTCGGCATTTTGGTTACGAGGCGATAGCGTGCCATATCTGATAACTGATTCTGCTGAGGGTTGTTCTGGTTGGGCCACCATTAAAGAGGATGGTGAGGTTATGGGCTGCCACACGACGAAACAGGACGCTATCGACCAGGCGTTGGCTATCGCGCAGGCTGAGGGTTCTGAGTTTTTGGGTGAACGTGCCCTGCCGGAAAATTACCGTCCGGCGACTGCGGAGGATGTGCCGGAAGGCCGCGCCTGTGGCAACTGTCATTTCTTCAACGAGGAGGATGTTGCCCCGGATGGGCGTGCCCGTTGTATGAAGTGGGATGAGTATGTGGACGGCGGATTCTACTGTAATGCGTGGGAGCCACGCGAAGAGAATCGTGCCGAACCGGACGAATTAGAGGTTGGCGATTTTGTGCAGTGGGAGTCGTCTGGTGGAACTGCGCAGGGTCAGATTGAACGGATTGTCCGGGATGGGCAAATCGAGGTTCCTGATTCTGAGTTTGTGATTAACGGTGATGAATCCGACCCGGCAGCGTTGATTCGTATTTGGCGACCAGTTGAAACCGAAGAGGATGAGCAGAAATGGGCACCTACGGCGACTCGTGTGGCGCACCGTTTCTCGACTTTGACCAAAATTGATGAACTCGAACAGGTGGACGAAGAAGAACGTCAGGTTGATTTGGAACCTCCGGCATATATGCGTGCGAGTGCCCGCAGAGGGCTTGAATGGCACACTGAAGGCCTTTCAGGGGACGGGCTGGTGGATAGGACTGTCAGGGAAGCGCGTGCCATGGCTGAGGGCAATGTGACGGCTGATAAATGGTCGAGGATTGCCGCGTGGATTGCACGGCATTTGGTGGATTTGGATGCGCCTGCCGCGTCACCGGATCATCCGTCGTATCCGTCGCCGGGTGTTGTGGCGATGGCACTGTGGGGTGGCGGTGTGAATCGTCGTCAGGCAGAACGGGCGATGGAATACGCGCAAAGGGTGGTTGGTAGAATTGAAGCAGAAAACGAGGACCGTGTGACAGGAGAAGCCGTGTCAAAACTTGAAACCCGACAGATTACCGCCAACCTTGAGGTTCGTGAGGTCGATGGTGGCATGTTGTTGGAGGGGTATGCGGCCCGCTTCAACGAGTTCTCTGAACCGTTACCGTTCCGGGAGAAGATTGCACCGGGCGCGTTCCAGCGTTCGCTGAAATCCCGTAACGACGTGAAACTACTGTGGAACCACGATTCGAGCATGGTGTTGGGTTCGACCCGCGCCGGAACTCTCCGTCTGTATGAGGATGCTGAGGGTTTGCGTGTGGAGGCTGACCTGCCGGATACGCAGGCTGGCCGTGATGCCCGCACCTTGATTCGCCGTGGCGATGTGACCGGATTCTCGTTCGGGTTTACTGTCCCGCAGGGTGGCGACTCGTGGAACGAGGACGGATCGGAACGCACACTCACGTCGGTTCGTTTGTTTG